CAGCAGTATTGTAATTACCTGTAGTGTTGGCATCTAAACAAACTGAACCAACTGCTACGTTTTGAGTACCTGTAGTGTTTGCTGTTAAAGCATGTTTACCAACAGCAGTATTGTTTGAAGCTGTAGTGTTTGCTCTTAAAGCGTTTCTACCTACAGCAGTATTTGAAGCACCAGTAGTATTAGTATCTAAAGAATGAGAACCAAGAGCAGTATTATCAGATGCTGTAGTGTTGTTAGCTAAAGAATTTTGACCTAAACCTACATTAGCAATACCAGTAGTGTTAGCACCTAATGAATTATAGCCTACTGCTGTGTTTGAATCACCTGTTGTATTAGCATCTAGAGCCAAAGCACCTACTGTTGTATTTTGTATACCTGTAGTGTTTGCATTAAGAGCAGAATAACCTACAGCAGTATTATAGTTTAAAGCATCATTGTTTTGATTAACTAATGTGTAAGCACCTATTGCGGTACTTCTACTACCAGTATCTTCTGATTGTAATGCATTGAAACCTAAAGCAGTATTTTGGTCACCAGTAGTAAGAGCAGTACCTGCTTCATCACCTACAACAGTATTATAATTACCACCACTTGTAATGCTGTTACCTGCGTTGACACCAAAGCGGACATTAGAGATTCCTAGTGTTGGAGTGGATAGAGAGCCGTCTCCTCCTACTTTAAAATGCAAAGTAGGTGTTGAGCCTGTTTTTACTACAAAAGTTCCTGCGGTGCTTATTTCGGCTCCTGTGCTATTATTTTCAGGTGTTATGTAAGAAGTATCTGAGAATCGTAATAATTTACCTGCTGCTAGTGTTATATTATCAGCAATCACTAGAGTAGAAGCCATATCTACAGCTCCGTCTATATCTACTACATCTAAATTAGTAGTTCCGTCTACATCTACATCACCTGAGATGTCTAGGGATGCAAAGACTGAAGTACCTGTAGCAGTTACTGTACCTGTTACGTCTATACCTGTTGAGCTTGTGGCTAGTTTTACTGCGTTGTCGTGATATAGCGTAATGCCACCGTTAGGAACAGCATTTAGCATATTTTCTGCCGCACCATTTGCAGTTAGTTGAATCGCTGCACCATTTGAGTCAATATAAAAATTTCCAGTACCTGCATCTTTAATCCAACTTTCAGTTCCAGTATGATAAATCTGTAAATCTGAACCAGCACCGAATACTGCTTTGTCGTTATCGCCAAAGTTGATATTGCCTGTAGTTGTTAAGCCTGTAAGAGTACCAAGACTTGTAATATTAGGTTGTGCTGCTGTAGATAAAGTTCCTGCTACTTCTCCGCTAGAGCCGTAAATAACAGCCTTGCTATTAACAACGGTGTTAGCTGAAGAACCATCAAGTAAATTAATTTCAGTTGCGGTTGATGTTACGGTAGTTCCGTTTAAAGACAAGGCATCTGTTTCTAAAGAGCCGTTGACATCCATATTGCCTTCAAGGTCTATATCACCGTTTACAATTAAATCATCTGTTACGGTTAAATCGTCTTGTACTTTTAAATCTACTACGTTAAGACTAGCAAAAGCGTCAGTAATAGCTGCTCCACTTCCTGCTCCGTCTGAGTAAACTACTTTTACGTCTCCTGCAGGAATAGTGACATTAGCACCACTACCTTGAGAAATAATAATATTTTGTGAGCCTGTGGTTGCGTTTTCAATAAACCACATTTTACTAACGGTGTTAGGACCGATGGTAATAGTACAGGCTGAATCTAAAGTACCTGTATATTTAAGGTACATTGACCTTCCGGGGTCAGTTGAACCATCGGCTATAGTGGTTGTGTGAGTGTCAGCATTGGTAGTAATGGCTTCTGTGCCATAACTGAAAGCTTCTGCGATAAGCTCTAAGTTGGTGTTCGTACTTGTACCCCAAGTACCTGCCTCATCACCGGTTGCTATTTCTTTTAATCTTAAATCGTTTACATAAGTTGCCATTTATCTACTCCATTAAGCGACTTCTTCCCAATTAGGGCTTTGTGTATCTGTTATTGTACTATAATTTGGTACCTGCGAACTGTCAATTGTGCTGTAATTTGGCGTTTGCGAGTCATCGATGATACCCCAAATAGCTACCACACCTACCGCACCTGTTGCACCGTCAAGTGCTAGGACGATATTAGCTTCTGCATCGGTGGTTACATCTCCAACAGAAGCTGTGGCAGATTGACCGTCAACATGGACGCTATTAACCAATATAAAGGTTGGTGTGCCTACTGCTGTGGTTGCTGCCAATCCTGAAACGCTAATGTTATTGTTGGTAACAAGCGAGATTGAGCCAAGTGCTGTGGTGCTTTCAAATCCTGTTACGGATATATTGTTGACCGTAGACAAGGTTATAGTTCCAAGAGCAGAAGTCGCTGCTAATCCTGTTACTGATATATTGTTTACGGTTTGTGTGGTTGCTGTGCCTAGGTTTGCTGCGGCTAATTGACCTGAAGGTGTAACATTGGCTTCAGCTTGTATGGTTACACTAACAGCACCTAAGGATGCGGTTACGCCGCCTACTGAGGCTATAGCTTGTGCATTTACAGCTACAACCGGTGTTCCGACTGAACCTGCAGCAGGAGCTGTAATAGAAACTGGTATTGAGCCTTCGCCGTATTCTAACTGACCCCATGTGCCTCGACCCCAACCGTTTAGGTATTCAGTCATTATCTAAGTCTGTTTTGCAAGTCTGCTATAGCTTGACTGATTGCTCCTCCGCCTGCTCTCATCATAGGACGCATACTTCTTCTTCCTGAGATACCACCCATGCCGCCAACACTCATAGGTTGTCTTGGTTGTCTGTCAATCATTTTACCAAAAAACGGTCTTTGTGGTGGTTTTGGCATACTAGGTCTAGCACCAATGCCGCCGATACCTGAGCTAACAACTGGGTTTTTGCCAATAATTCCGCCTTTAATCTGCCCAATAAGTGAACCTTTATCCTTACGAGGGTCAGGGTTTGTGCTGAAAGATGGTGGTCTTACTCCTACGCTTAGAACTCGTCCATCTGGACCTTCAAATTCTTTGTAAGTGCCTCCGCCTACGCCGCCTATTGATATGGGTTTTTGTGGTGGTTTTGGTCTTTGTATCGGTGGTCGTATTAGCTGTGGTGGTGCTATGGGGCTTGGCTCTTTTATAGCAGGCACTCCACTGCCACTTCCCGGGATTAATGGTATAGGCATCCTGTCAGGTACTCCCAGAGGTGGTGCTACAGGACCATATTCTATACCGCCTATAGGTCCACCAATAGGTACACCTCTTTCTCTGTCAAATCTTGGGTCAGTTGGTCTGTCATCAATAAATATTTGGTCGCTTCTTTTTGGTGGCAGCATGTTTGGCGGTACTAGCTTTTCTCTCGGTGGTACTTGCGGAGGTGGCATAGGTCTTCGCTGGTCAATTGGTGGTCTATTATCAGGCACCTGTATTCTGTCGCCGTCAGGGCCGTATGCATATCTAAATCCTTGTCTTGGCATAACCGTTGTATAAGCCATGCCTTCACTACCGGGTCCCGGAGTATAACTATAACCCTCTGGTAATCCACCTTCGCCTGTTGCAGGAGGCATGCCGACTCTTTCATCAATTACTGGTCTATCGTCAATAAATATCTGGTCGTCTATTTTTGGTGGTAATTGTGGCGGTCTTGGTGGTACTTCCTGTCTATCTTCTATGTCTGTGATTACAGGTGGTTCTGCAGGTGCTTGTTGTTGGCCAACTTGTGCGGTTAAATCAGCAATTTGTTGTTCTAAAGCACTTCTTTCGGTGGCAAACTGGTCGCCTTGTTGGGCTAATGCGTCTTGTTGGGATTGAGCAGCTTCAGCTCTTATAACATCTTGTTGTGCTAGTGCGTCTTGCTTTTCAACCTCTAACGCCTGCATTTGGCTAGATAAATCATTAATTTGACCCTCTAAAGTACCTTTTACAGACTCTAATTCGCCTACTTTACTTGTTAAATCACCAACTTGACCCTCTAAACCGCCTATAACAGACTCTAATTCAGACCTTTGTACGCCAAAATCTTGCTCTAGGGTGGTAATAATGCCTTCTCTTTCAGCTAACAGCTCATTTCTTTGTTCTTCAAGCCTCATAGCTTCGTTTTCAGAGGCTTGTTGTCTAATAACGTCTTGTTGTTGCAATGCTTCTTGGTAATCTTGTACTGCAATATCTCTTAAATTGGTAATTTCTGCTAAATTTGCTTGCACGCCTTGAAGTTCTGAAGCAAGATTTTCAGCACTTGTAACAGAAACATCTCTTTCTTCAGTTCTTTGCTGTAAATTTTGTTCAATAGAATCTAGTTCTTTTTGTAAAGCGGCTCTTTTTTCTACTTCTCCTGCAGAAGTTGCTGCCATTTCTTCTTGTAATTCTTGTATTCTGGTAGCTAGGCTTTCAGCATTTGTTATAGACATGTCTCTTTGTTGCATAATCTCTTGCATTTTTCTTTCAAGAGCTGCTCTTTTTTCTACCTCAGCTTCAGAAGTTCTAGCCATTTCTTCTTGTAAGGCTTGTAATTCATTAGATAAGCTTTCTGATTTTTCTCTAGCTGCTTGTTCTCTGCCGTATACTCTATCCATTAACGGTGCTGTTGCAGCAGCAAAGTCGTCCTCATCCATAATAGATGCTCGTGGTAATACCGGTGCTTGTGGAAGAATAGATTGACCAACAGGCGATACGTTAGCAATACGCTGCTCCATGGCAGAGTAGTCGTTGGGGTCAATGCCTAAATATTCTTGTAAATAATCTACTGCCATTACATTTCTCTTACGTTACCAGCAATGGGTCTATCCATTGAATTACTTTTTGATACTTTACCACCCATATACATCTGTGGCAAACCTTCTCTAAGTATCTTTTCTCGCATTTCAGGGGTGATTCTAATAATGTTTGCCTGTGTTGCTTTTACATATTCGTCTAAAATCGCCTCTCGAGATAATTCAGCACCTCGCATACCCATGTCTGTGCTAATGTTTTGTAGTGTTGCAGTGTCTGCTTCTCTCAACTTGTTCATTTTGTATTCACCAAAAGTATCGTCAAGGTCTAACTGCCCTCTTTCAAACTTACCGCCATACTTTTTAGCTAGTTTTTGCATCATGTTTGGTATGGTTTTATCATAAAAGCGTGGGAAGAACTCAGCCTCATCTTGCCTATATCTAGGTACAATAGCGGCTGAACCTGAAACAGAAATTGCAGGCTTGCCATCGTCTATTGCTTCAATAATCATGTTTTTAATTACCATTTCGGCATAATCATCGCCTTTGAATGGATAGTCTGGGACTTTGTCTAAAACCTTTTTAATTTCTTTGCCGTTAAATTCTTCTAATTTTTGTAACTTTTTCAAATCGTCAGAACTGTTATCTCCATACTCAAAAAACATGTCTCTGTCTACGGTTGTTTCTTCTCGTAAATTTTGCAGCTGTTTTGCATTATCTTGCATTTTGCTTATCTCTGTTCTTACATTTTCAGGTATGACACGAAAATCTAGTTCAGCATCAAGCAGTCTAGCCAAATCCATGTTATCGACATCAAGCGGTTGTGCGTTTGCTCTTGCGGTTAAAACATCAAGCTCTGCATCTCTCAACGCTTCATAAGCTAGTTCAAATATACCTGCTGAGTCGCTGCGTCCTTCTCTAATCATATCGCCGTATCGCATTACTTTTCCAAGGTCAGCATCAGGATATTGAGCATTGAATCTAGCTAAGTCTCGTGACAAAGTTTCTTTGAGGTCATTTAATGAAATTATATTTTCGCCACGCAGTTGTTTGATTTTGCTCATTTTTTCTGCATAGTCAGGTCTATTTACCATGTTTTTAAAAGCATCTAATGCAGCAGTGACTTCTTCAGGTGAACCATCATTTACTCTTATTGATGCAATAGGTCTGTGCATTACGCCGTTTGATTGTATAAGACCCAAACCGTCATCAGAATATTTTGCTAATTCTTCTTCACGCCGTTTAACAAGTTTTTCTAATACCTGTATTCTGCTGGGAACACCAAATTTTTCTATAGTTGGGCTGTCGCCATACCTTGTTCTAAGGTGGTCCATAAATGTGTTTTGCATATCTGGGTTATCAAACTCTATGGTGCCGCGGTCTTCACCGCCTAATTGACGAATGGCAAAGTCTTTATCACTCATACTATACTCACCTTGATACTCGTTAAGTTCAGGATGTTTTTCAGCAAGTGCTTTCATCTCTTGAAGCTCGTCACGCATTTGTTTTACAACCTTTTGGTGTAATCCGAAAGATTCTACGCTGCGTTCATTAGCTTTTTTTAGGCTTTCAGCATCTTTTATGGGGTCTTTGTAACCATACTCCATGCCTTTTTTATGATAATCCGATTGTATTTCATCGGCATGGAACGTCTCAGTGCCGTCTTCGAGAACTCTGTCTCTGCCAAGCATGTGTGCAAGTTGGTTTTCATCGTCATAATGACTTTGACCACTAGTTTCATCGCCAAATGCAGGGTTTTCATAAGTATAAACATCTTCACGGTAGTTTTTACCGCCCGGTAAAGTGTCGTCCACATATCTTTTGTATTGTTGTTGACCGCTATACATGCCAATATCGATGTCTTCTCTTTCTTCCATAATACGCTGTAAACGTATTTCTGCTTCGTTTTGTGAGTATGGCACATCATCATAACCATAATCTTTCATATCAATTCTCTCGCCGTTAATAAAGGTTTGATAACCGACATCATCATTACCGTAAGCAAAAGTATTACCGTATTCTCCAACTACGCCTGAACCTTTAGGTTCAATGAGCATATACGGATTGTCTTCGTAAACTTTAAGTGCATATTCTTCGATAACATCTTCAAGTGTTTCGTTGCTTGCACCTGATTCAATAGATTTATTAATTCTATTTACCATATCATCGAAGGTAAATTCTTTGCCATAACGACCATAATCACTTAATTCGTCATAAGTAAGTCTTGTACTGTAATCTCTTGCTAAATCATCTAAATATACCCCTTCCATGTTTTCAACATCGTAAGTAATATCGTCTATTAAATATTGATAAGCAGGTTCGCCTGATAGTGGGTCGTTCATAGCTGTTTCAACATCAAAATAAAAATCAGACCCGGGTTCGCCTATGTCTCTATAAGTGTTTTTACTAATATTTATTTGATTTTTACTAGCATGCTCAATGACTTCAGGCAAAGTAGCGTTAGGGTTGTCTTTGATAAATTGGTCAATTCTTAAAAACGGCAGCTCTTTGGGTTTTACGCCTTTACTTGGGGCCCCTTTAGAATTAAGCCAATCAAGGATTTGGTTGCCTTTGAGATTTTTTGGTGCGTTACGAATCAAAGATTCAATTGTTGGCGACTTAAGATTGCTCAATGGGTCAAAAGCAAATTTTTTGACATCAGCTTCAAAAGCATCAGGTGGCAATCCACCGATACCGCCACCGCCACCGCCGTCCATAGATTTTTGCTGATATCTTCTGAGAGCCATTAATCCGGCTTTAGGAATGTTGGCTAATTCACCGACACCACCAATAGCACCTGCTGCCGACAAGGGTGCTAACATAGCACTCATAGGGTCTTCGGCTGTGAAAGGTAATTTTTCTAGCGGTGAGCTAAGCGGATTGACTAAATCAAGCAAAGCTTCTCCCGGCTTTTTCATCTGAAAACCAGCTTCGTCAGCAAAATACCCGGTTTCGTAAGTTTCTACCGGCACGCCTGTAATAGGGTTAATGTATACGCCAAGCTGCTCAGCAATGGGTAATTGAGTAAAACCTTCTTCGTAAGCTTTTTTAATATCACCAGATTCAAGATTTTCTGTCATGATATCTCTGGCAACATCTGCTTCTTTTTGTCGCTTGAATTGTGCAAAAGAAGGTGCATCAGGATAGCCTCCCGGTATGGTCGGCATATCTTTCATTGCTTCAAATTGTTCGACTAAAGCTAAATACTCAGGGTAGAGTGGGTCTTGGGTATCATCGGTTGCACCGCCGACTGCAAACAAATTGATGTTATCAAGTGTTGCCATGCTTTTTAACCAAATCCTCTAGCTCGTCTATTTCTTTTTTGATTTGCGAGCCATAGTCTTTGGCGTTCTTCATGATTTTTTGGCTGCCGATAATATCAGGTTCATAGCCGTCACGAATTGCACTGTTGTATACATCCTTTGCTCGGTTAAATCTAAACTCTTGTTGTTTGTATAAAGCTTTACGTTCTGCAAGTTCTGCCATTAGTTTTTTTATCGGCATCCTTGCAAATCCTCCCGGCATAGCAATCATAGGGTCGTCCAACAAACCGCCAATACCTTCCAAAGCGTTACGAACATTGGAAGGCATCATGTCTAAGATAGGGGTTCTTTCTGTAATAGGGATTGGCTCAATTGAGCCTACATCGTTAGGGTATGTGCCTTCCTCGTTGTTCATTGTCCAAATATATCACAGACTTGCACGGTCTTTAAGCTTTCTTGATGCAATTCTTGAAACTTTCCACGGCGGTATATCTGCGTCATACAAAGATTTGATTTGCTTAGACATTCTACGCCAAGGTGCTTTAACACCTTTTTTGCGGTTTCTTTGCATGTATTTATCCACATAAGCGATGATTTCTTGCTCTTCTGGAATTTCTTTGAGGTATTTGTGCTTACCTTCTTTGACTAATTCATAACCAAAAGGCACACCGCCACCAATATGTCTGCCTTGCTCAACACAAGCCATCTTACCTTGATACAACTTTCTCGCAGTTTCTTCTTTGTCCCACTCGGCAAAAGTACCCATCATGTTGACAAACATATTTACATTTGGTGACTTGGATGTAGTTATGGATTCAGCACCGCCTAAAATATCGTGTGCAAACAAGTGAATATTTAATTCGTTAAAATCGTCACGAATATTGCACAAGACACTCAAACGTCTGATTAAACGGTCCAGCTTTGCAACCAAGACAACATCGTTGGGTTCAAGGTTGCGTTTGAGTTCTTTACCTTCCGGGCGATTGTCAAAGTCTAAAGTGCCGCTAACACCGTCATCGACATAAAAGCCGTCAGGTTCTTTGTCAAACAAATAGAGTGACATCTTGGTGATGGTCTTTTTTTGTTCGTTTAAAGAAGTGCCGTGTTTGGCCTGCTCATCGGATGATACTCGGCAGTAGCCATAGATTGATTCGTATTCTAGTCGTTCCATTACTTCTCCCTGTATATCTTTCTAAGTATTTCAATTAGTTCTTTTTGTGCTTCTTTTTTTTTCATTTGTTTAAATAGCTGCACAATCTCAAGCATTAAGTTCGATGAAGTCATTATTCCCCCTCAGGTAGTTGAATATTCTGTTTTGTTAATTCTTCGAGAAGTATTTTATTCAATCTTCTGATATCTTCAACAATTGCTCGATTCTCCTCATTCTGCTCAGCTAAAAACAAAATGTCGTTAGGCAATCTGCCTTCAGCCAAATCATTAAAAGCTTTTTCAGTAACCTCAGCTGTAGGTTTTTTTTGATAGGTAGATTTTTTGATTACAGGTTCTATTTTTTCTACATACCAAATTCTGTAATGATACTCGTCAGAGTTCTCTTCAGAATATATCTTCCTTGAAGTCATCTTCATACCAAACTTTTTAGCTCTGGTCACTACGTTTTGAGCAATAGAATACTCAGAAATAGTGCCGTCAGGACTTACTTTAGGATGAATCACAAACGAATCACCTATTTCTAGGGTTTGTAAAAACCTATCCATCTCAAGGGATTTGCCTGTACGGTTTCTAAAGTCAGGCACCTTAACACCCTTATCTATTCTCCAATCTGTCTGCCAACTCACGATTCACCTCCCTTATCAGTAGTCTCAGGTTTTGAGATGTTCTCGGCAAAATTTTTCTCAAACTTCTTCAAGCGTTCTTTGGTGCCAAAGATACGTTCAAAGTTCTCATTGAACTTAGCAATATCCTTGGTTCTGTTGCGGTCACCTTTACCGCCGTGCCATTTGTCACTCATTTGCCGTCTCCTTTTGCTAACTGTCGCAATAGTTTTTTACGCAACCGTCTGCCTCTACGGTTTAGCGGTTCCATGTTTTCATCAAAATCAGAAGTAACTGTGTCAACTTTCTTGACACGAGTCCTTCCATCAGTTCCGAGCTTCTGCACAATAAACTCTGGATTCGTTAGATTCTTTTTATTATCCATTACGCAACCTCCTTCTTAGCTCGTTCTTCTTCGGCAGCTAATTTAATCAGTGCGTTCATGACAGGATAAACCAATTGGTCTTTGTGCCATACAGGTAGGTCGGACTCGCATTTAGGACAGGCGACTTGGTTCTCTAGGAACTCGCCAATAGTAAATGTCTGAGGTCCGTGGTGGTGACAGTTAATCGTCACCTCCTCGTGCAAGCTGTCAGCGAGCTGAAGCTTGAGTTGTTGTAGTTTGGTTAGTTTTTTATTTTGCATTGTTAGACTCCTTTTTTAATGCTCTGCGAACTTTCGCTTTTTGGTTATTTCTTTCTCTGACCATCTCATTCTCTTCAGCAAACCAATCTTCGATGATTTTAGCCTTCAGGTCTTTGGTAGAAAGGTCGGATAAATTCTTCACCAATCTGATGTGTGAAGGTTTGATAATAAGACTTGTGTAGTCGTGATACTTTTCATTAGCCAATCTAAATACATAGTCATGACCGTAGTAGGTGTATGCTTTGTTTTCTTTACGTAACTCCATTTTTTCTCCTATATATTGTTTGTTACAGTGTTTAGTATAAGAGTAAAAAGTATTAGAGTCAACACTTATGTTCAAATCAATGTAATTTTTTTTCTGGGATTTCTACTACTTCTTCCGGGACCTGCAATGCTTTCTCGACTGCAGCTAACTGGACTTGGTGGATTAAAACCAAGTTGGCAAGATTCTTATTCAGCTCATAAAGGAACCTGTTGGTGTGTTCAAGTTCTGAAATAATCATATCCAAGTCTTTGTCTTTCATAAGCCTTTCCTTTTGTTGTGTTTATCAAAATATACCCTTGTGTAATATCTTCTGATAATAGCCAAGATTGATAAAACAATTAATTGGCTTAAAGATATTATAAACGAGTTATGGGTAAATAGGAGAACTATCGTAATGGTCAGCCAAGACAAGGGAAAATTGACAATGGCACCAAGCATGGTGTCAACGGTTGCCTCTTTTAAGGCGGCTTTATCTATTTTCATGAAATCTCCTATCTGGATTGATTATACATTAATTTATGTTGGGAACAACACTTACTTGAAAAAATGAATATAGAATTTGTCAAACTCAGTTGCAATCGTCTTGCTGACGGCGGCCCGGCATTTATGGGTGTACGGTCAAAATATCTAACTTTTTTGAACTTTTGTTTTGGAATCCAATAGAGTCCCTAGTTATATAGGCTTTCTGGACGTGTAATAAGTGCAAATGTTAGCACTGTGGACACATAGTAGATGCAGGTCAGCAGCAATGTCATACTTGCGTCATACAAAAATGTGTCGTAAGTTACTGATTTGCCGTTGTTTTTTAATTTTTGACCGATTTTTGGGGTTCCACAGAAAAAAAACGCCCTCTCTTGGTTTTCTACAGGATATTAATGAACTGCCTTAACTCACAAACTGTCATACATCGTCATACTTTGCATCTATGATATCGCCACCGAATATCTCTTTGAGTCGTCCTTCTATATCCTTGTGGCTCATGTTATCCAAGTTTGCTGTTATATTGAGATTCTCTGTCTTCTTTATCTTCAGACCTGCTAGTTCATTCAACTCACGCAATGCTGATACCGATGCATTGAACTGCCCTTTGTTATAGGCTTCTTCACTTATCTGCCATAGCATCTTCGCTGTCTTCTCTGGAGTAATCGCATACTTATGTGCAAGCTCTTCTTTACCAACCTTGATGGCTTTGAGGACATTTGGATAATCCTTACCATTCAAGAATCTAGTAGCTGCTTGAGCTGGGAACTCGAAGCCTGCTCTTCTAGCCGCCTCGGTCTGTGTGCAATTGTCATTGACATAATGCCACACAAAGGCTGACTGCATATCTGTCAGCTCAAACTCCGGGTTGTCTTCAAACGCACTTGGTCTATTAACCAATGGTTTATCAGGTGCGTTCTTCCCTTTCTTCTTCTCTGCCATATCTAATCCTTATATTATATCCAACAGGGTGTAGGGTAGAGGGTATGCGTTCCCTAATACTATATTGTTATATATAAGCCATACTATATATGTATACCTACACCTATATATACTTAATAATATTATTATTATATATACTATACACTATACCCTAATACATACCTAAACAGCGTAACAATGTGGTCTCACGGTCAGGGTAAGGAACAGGGTATCAGTCTCTCCTTGCCATACCCTATCCCTTAAGCCCAACACATAAACACCAAATGTTGACCAATTTGCCATACCCTACCCTACCCTTAGCAATTTGTATCAACGTGCGAGTCTGCATGCAGCTTTACAAAATACTCTGCATCCAAGACAACTAACACCTTACTTCTGTTGCGTTTAATAACCAACAAAGGCTCATAGCCCTTGCAATTCGTCTGTGCTTGGTCATACGACTTCCACACATTCAAGCTTTCCTGATTCTTACATTCAATGCTGTAGGGAAACTTCTCCCTCGATTGTTTGCCCATGATGATATCTTCACCCTGAGAACCCATAGGTCTGCTCTCTAAATCCTCTTCATCTAATCCTAGTAGGTCCACCAGCATCTGCCTGAACTTCTGCTGTAATAACCTACCCTTTTGTTTTGCTGATTGTGGCCTCATGTATTGTCCTTATTAAAATGGTGATTCCTCCCACATTGATTTATCTTCTGGTAAGTCCACCAAGCTGACATCATACACCTTCTTACCGTTTGTCTTCCTAGGCTCTATGCCATGGTCTGTTAATACTCTACTTGCATCCTTGAAGTCTATGTTGCGAGGATTGCGTATACCCAATGCTCGTAATAAAGCAGTGAGCTGCCATGCTATCTTCTCTGTATCTAATGCATCGAAGTCTACATGTTGCAGTAATAAGTCTTCGACAGCACCCTGAGTCCTGAATCCCTCGTTAGACTCTTGGAGCATCTCTCGTTCCTCTGTAGTCAGATACCAATTCTTTACACCCGGCTGATAAATTGTTGCCTTTACCTCAGCCCACATCTGTTGCATGTCGATGCCGTGGTGTGGGTCGATATCTGTAACCTTGATACACCAAAACCTTCTGTTACCACTACCGTCCATTAAGAACTCTGGCTCATTGACCGATGCAAAGAAAGCTGTGCGTCTCTGATAATTAGTAAAGCTTCTGTCATAGGGCAAACGCATTTCATCAGACCGTGATGTGATAAACGCCTTCAACTGATTGATGTCTGCTTTCTTAAAGGTAGACTCTAGTTCTCCTAGCTCTACTATCCAATGACTGACTGCTTTTTTTACTGAGTCTTTATCCTTAGGGTCAAGCGTTGCACCTTCACACAGCCAACCTTTGTTGAAGTCCGCCAATCGCTTAAACCACAGCGTCTTCCCTAATCCCTGTGACCCTTGGAATACTAACAGTCCTTCTAATGCCACGCCACCTTCCTCAAAAGCAGCGGCCACACATGAAAGCAACCACTTCTTCATCAACATGTTCTTGAGAGTAACGTCCTTGCTACTGACCGTGTTGCAGAAGTCATCGATTCTACTAACACCGTCCCAAGGCTTAGAGTCTATCCATGCTGCTACCGGGTTGACTTCTTTTGCTATTATCTTCATTGCATCTCTGACTCGTTGATGCGGTACGAAATTCTTGATACATAAGTTCTCTACTTCTACCAAGAGTGCTTCATCTTTTAAATCGCTTATCGGTTTGAAGTTGGGTATCTCTATGTCGATACGCTTCTTAATCACATCGTAATAACATTCAATCCCATGACCTTTCATCAATGCTTCGTAATTGTCGGTGGTAGCCATAATCCTACCGTTGGATGTTTTCTCAAACTCTACCAACTCTGGAACCTCTACCTTCTTTTCTATTAGCTCACCGCTAATCGCCACTTGGTCGTTGAAGTCCATGCCTTCTTCTTCAGGCATGACTACCTCTGCGTTTGTTATTTGTGCTGCAGCGATAGCTTTATCTTTACCTACATCGTTCTCATCGTTGTCTGCATAGATAATAAATTCTTTATTCGGCAATGCTTCTGACAACTTCTTCGATACGCTGAGCATGTTGCCTGCGTTAAAGCATACTATCATCGGTATCTGTTTTTGTTCGTAAATTGTCATACAAGTTGCGTAGCCTTCGCCTATGCCAACCTTTGTAGCTTCTTTTAAATGTTTCGTTCCTACTATAAAAAAACAACCGCCTGTCTTACCGCCGCTGAGAAATCGCTTACCGCCATTGGTATCAATCATCTGCAGGCTCCACAGCTTACCTGTCTCATCCATGATTGGGATAATCAGCTTACCCTTGTGTTCTCGTAAAGAATGGGATGCAACACCCTTACTAAGTAAGTACGGATGAGAGTCGCAGGGCAGTGCCACATCCCAAATCATCTTGGCTTTCTCGGATACCTTCAGCCACTTTTGTTCTTGGTCTAATCGTGCTTCTTCTTTAAATCGTGCTAAGGCTTCTGTGTCTATCTTTCCTGCCTTAACCCCTGACATTTTAAAGTTGTGCGTCTGTCCTGTTCGATAATCAGACGCAAATCCAACAGGTGTGCCGTAGTTGTCATAAAAAGCATAGTAGCCAGATAAGGCTCGTTTGTTGTTTATAACCGTGTAGGCTCTTTGTGGTTTGACCGGATTGATTTCTACCGGGTCTTTGCGTTCTAATCCGTGGTTCTCTAAAAACCTCTCAAACCTATGTATTGCATCGGTTGTGAGTGGTTTCGTAAAATCTTTATTATTGCCCTGTACATTTTTTATTCCCATACTTGCTCTCTCATCTTTTATTCTATATTATGTTCTATTGAATACCTTACAATATAGAATAATGTGAGGGAGATAACAAGAACTTTATAAATATTTTTTATTACAGGAGATAATTATGGCACTAACAATTAGTGAATCAGGTGGAGGAACCTTCGAGCAAGCACCCAAAGGTATGCACAATGCGACCTGTTACAGGCTTGTTGATGTGGGAACACATGAAGAAACCTTTGAGGGAGAATCCAAAAAACGACACAGCATTTTTATTTATTGGGAGCTGAACGATGCCAAGATGGAAGACGGTCAACCTTTTTCTATCATGAAGCAATACACGCTTTCTTTAAATGAAAAATCAGCACTTTACAAAGACTTATGTGCATGGCGTAAAAAACAATTTACCCAAGAAGAGTTAGGCGGCTTTGACCTGACAAACATTCTTGGTGTGACTTGTGATTTAGATATCGGTGAGACTAGCACCGGAAAATCTAAGGTAGTAGCAGTTTATAGCCCTGACGGTGGTGCGAAGAAATCACCGACAGTCAATGAGCAGATTGCTTTTGATATCGATGAATACGTTGCAGGCAACAAAGACATGATTGGACTTTGGGTAGATTTACCTGCGTGGGTCCAAACAAAAATTGATGAGTCTTTTGAAGTAAAAGCTAGAGACAGCAAGAGAGCAGCAGAACAACCAAGCGGTGACTTTGAATCCTTAGAGTCTTTGAGTGAAGAGAAAGAAAAAATGTTTCCTTCTCCTGAAGAACTAAAAGAAGACGACTTACCCTTTTAATAGTTTGGCTGTTGGGTTCGCCATTTTTTCATATTAGATATGGACTCCTATTTATTGTGAATCTGACAGCCTTCTTTACTTATGAATAATATAGTTGAATTAAAAACCAAAACAGAAATAAAAGAAGGCGTGTACCAAGACATGCCTTTTTCTCAGTACAACGAATTAGATGCTATCAGGTCACACGACCTGACATCTTTTACCAAAGACCCTTACACTTGGAAGTATGAAGAAAAGCCAGATAGCGAAGCTTCATTCTTTGTTGAGGGTAGATTGCAACATTGTTTATTTTTAGAACCACACGTCTTTCACGATGAGTTTGTGGTTGCACCAAAGGTAGATAGAAGAACCAAAGCTGGTAAGGCTGAATACGAAGACTTCCTTGCTTCGGTGAACGATAGAAGTGTCGTAACCCAAGACTTATACGATGCGTGTCAACAAAGAGTCGAGGTCCTAGATGCGTTTAGACCACAAGCCAAAGACTCTACTGAGCTTAGTATTGTCTTCGATTATTACGGCAACCGCTGTAAAGCCCGGTTCGACATGATACAAAACAATGTGATAGTAGACCTAAAGACCTGCCGTGATGCTAGTCCAAAAGGTTTTAAGCAAGCCATTAAGTCTTATGGTTATCATCAACAGGCCGCTTTTTATTTAGATGCTGCAGCTTCTGCAGGTAT